ATCCAGCGGCACGAATGTCAAGTTCTGCCTTAGCCAAGCATGCTGTAGCTCCAAGGTTAACCATTGAAGCTTGAGAAGTGGTTGTAAGTGCGGCATCGACACGTGTGTTTGTACCTGCGATAGCATTAGGACTTGATGGATCTAAGTCAATTGCTTGCACAACGAAGACTTCATTGTCAAGTGGATTCAATTGTAGATCTACTCTCGACTGAAAGTAAGTGTCTGGAAGAGCTTCTGTTGCTACGAAGCCGATCGTAATTAGGCTAGATGTTGATTTGAGACCCTTAGGCATACCCTATCATGATAGTCGAAGGGTTATAGTAGTAATGTAGACACTGTCACCCTTATACTATCACGGTAATAGTGGGTTTTCAGGGTACTGAAAGCCCAAACTATCAAGTTCCGTAGGTTTTCTAGGATACATACATAAGTATCTTCTACTTGGCTTGTAATATGTGCGTAAAATGCTCTAAATGTGAAACGACCTGGTACTGCAAAAGTAATACAATAATGAAGATGGAAGGCATATTTCATCCTGTTCCAGGCTTAGATTGCCCAATTAACTTCTATTATGTGTCAGGTTGCCAGGAGTGTTTGAAGTGATTGGTAGCCATCACAAGAACATTTACGCATGGATCATGGGAGAACAGGTGAAAGTTGGTCATCTTCGTATCACAAATACTGGAACTGTTCTCTCTGTTTGGATTAGTAACGATGTTCAACACATGTTATTCATTCCAGAAACTCAAATCGAAGGTGAAGAAGAATGAGAATTAACAGAACCTTCAGTATTCCAATCGAATTGGTACAAGAATTGAAGAAAAAACACAATCAATCTGAGACAGTTACGAGAGCTTTAAGAAAATACCTTGATGGAGACGCAGTAGACGTTAGAGATATACCTACAAAACAACTTTTAGTCGCAGTTAGGACACGTTATGACCAATTTGATACTGAATATCAACTGTTGACCACAGTAATCTCACTGCTTACTTCTTGAGATCTTTACGAAGTAGTTTTATTTGTGCCAGAATCTCTTTGAGAATCGTAACAAAAGGATGCTCCATAACATCATCTCTCAAATGCTCGACGTGCAGTTTTACGAACTTGACCTTTTGTCGTTCCTTTTGACATCTTGTGAGCTTCTTTTACCGCACTCTTGAATCCATTTTTCTTCCAATTGCCATTCTTTAGTTTGAATCGTGGTGCAACTTTACGGAAGTTTGCTTTGTAGCGACGGGAATATGCAGAAGATTTCTTCTTCTTTGGCATTACCTGGTTATCTGCAGGTGTCTCTGGCATTGAGTCCATCGATAAGCCTCCGAGCAATGTGAGGTATTCGTCCATTGTCATCGTTACTTCTACCATTTTCATCGACTCCTGGTCAAACTTGCTGTTCCAATTCCTGCAGCTACAAGTTTTGCTTTTGCTGAAAGAACAGCATTCCTGGTTGTCAGAGATACCAGGAGTGCTGTTCGAACAAGTTTACGATCAGCAGATGCAGAACATCCCCTGGTATTTGCACAATCTTTGTCATGAGCACGGCAAGCACAGTCTAACTTATCGACACAACGGCCTTGGAAATCGCCACCTGCTTGCTTGTATGCAAGAGCAGAGATGTTTCGACCATCTGTCCAGTTAGGGCCACACCAGCGGCCATGTATGCGAACCACTCGGTTCACCTCAAGATGTCAATACTTCGGATTGAACGAGAGCTGCATAGACTGATGCATCAGCACGAGCACGGTAACCGTACATTTTGCCAGCGACTCGCTTGACTGTACCGTTTGCAGTTCCTTGGATAGAAACGAAGAAGTCATTGGTAGCAATGATTCCAATGTAATCAAGACCAGTAGGTGGAGTTTCCATTGAACTCTTTTGGAATCCAACGCCGCCATCTACTAATCCAGCGGCACGAATGTCAAGTTCTGCCTTAGCCAAGCATGCTGTAGCTCCAAGGTTAACCATTGAAGCTTGAGAAGTGGTTGTAAGTGCGGCATCGA